CTGTAGAAAGACTAGCAAAAGCATCTACTACTGCTGCTCCACTACCAGCACCATCTAAGTAAACTGCTTTGGTATCTCCTGGAGGTATGGTTATATTAGCTCCGCTACCTTGTGAAATAATTATATTCTGTGAACCGCTTGTGCCGTTTTCAATAAATTGCATCCTGCTTATAGTATTAGGTGCTATCGTAATCGTACAGGCTGAATCTAGTGTACCTGTGTATTTAAGATACATAGCTCTACCAGGATCAGAAGCTCCATCTGCAACTGTTGTGGTATGAGTATCTGCATTAGTAGTGATAGCTTCTGTACCAAAGCTAAGTGCCTCTCCTATCAACCCCAAATTTGTATTCGTGCTAGTTCCCCAAGTTCCTGACTCGTCACCTGTGGCGATTTCTTTAAGTCTTAAATCATTTACATAAGTAGCCATTTATTTCTCCGTTCGTTTGATTATATTACCTTTCTCTTGCATAGTTAAGCAACATCTTCCCAACCGGGAGTTTGAGTTTGATCTATGGTTGTAAAACTAGATGTTTGTGTATCTGTAATATCGCTATAATTAGGTGTTTGTGATTCATCTATAAGGCTCCAAACAAAAGGTTCTCCAACTTCTCCTGTAGCTGAAACACCTGTTGGAACTACGTTTGCTTTAGCAACAACTGTAAGTGATCCTACAGATCCTGTTGCAGATACACCGTCTATATCAAATCTAGCGTTGTGATGAATGGTTACAGAACCAACAGACCCTGTTGCGCTAACGCCAGATACAGGCACATTTGCTTCGCCATCTACATCAACTGATACAGATCCTAATGTTCCTACGGCACTTGGAAGCGTTGCTACTGCTTGTCCGTTTACACCTACCCCGGATACAGCTCCAGTAGCAGATTGTCCAGTGGGCGTTACATTAGCCTCTGCATCTATAGAAGGTGTGCCTAAAGAGCTTGTGGCAGATTGGCCAGATAATGTGACATTAGCTTCAGCATCTACTGTTGCAGATCCTAATGCGCTAGTGCCTGATTGTCCTGTAGGAGTTACATTTGCCTCTCCATCAATAGATAAAGAACCAACAGCAGATGTTCCTGCTTGACCTGTTGGTGTTACATTAGCTTCACAATCAAAAGTAATTGTGCCTACTGCTCCAGTACCTGCTTGTCCAGTAGGGACTACATTAGCTTCAGCAATTATACTTACAGATCCTACGGCAGAAGTAGCAACTAAAGTAGATGGTGTTACGTTAGCTTCAGCGTCAACGCTGACTGATCCTAACGCAGAAGTGCCAGCTACACCTGATATGGTGAAGCTTATAGGTACAGATGCTGGTTGTCCCCAGGGACCTTCGCCCCAGCCAGCTCGACCCCAACCTGACATTTGTAGGTTAAGCTATTCTTATAATAGCTGTACTTGCTGCTGCTGCAGGGAAAACTACTGTAAAGTCACCGGCTGTAGACGTTTTATCCCCGCCAAAATCTATTGTAGCAACAGATTTATTACTGTCAGTTGAATTGTATATCATACAACCTCTAGCAGTTATGGTGGCTGTACCAAACGTCAAATCAGCAAAATCAGTAAAACCTGTAGTTCCACCTGTAGTTGGATCAACCCTGGTAAGGTTTGCTCCACCAGAAGTGTAGTTAGTTCCTGATGCTTGCCCGGTAGTAGTAAACGCAGTTGTACTAGCACCCAAAGTAGCAGAGCTTGTATATAAAGCTAGTTTAAATGTATCTCCACCTGAGTTTTTAAAATTATGAACAGCCTCTAGCAGCTCTTTTTTAAAGCTGGTTGTTAATGTTGATGTGATAGCCATACTTATATCCTTTTTACAATTTTAGCTAAATCTTCTTCTCCGGCTTTTATAAGCTCTTGAATTAAAGTAGCTTTATAAGATTTTATAGCATTTTTTATGTAAATCAAACAGACTTGTTTTATCTGCTCTTCATAAGCTTTTGCTTGTGCTTTTACGTGTGGCTCTAATTCTTCAGAACTGCCAACTATTTTTTCAGTCAAACGTTCTGCCCAAAACTCTGGAGGATGGCCACCAAAATTAGATGTTTTAGTTTCTATCACACCTAAACTTGGAATTGCTGTAGGAGTTAATTCATCTACCATTCTTTTGGCTCCGGTGGTTTTAGATGATTATCGTTTCTATCTATAAGAATAGGTTTTTGTTCTTTTACTTCTTCTTGCAATGCCATAGCTTCGCTTTTTTTCATAGATGTCATAAAACCCTTTCCATCTGACATAATTATTAAAGGATCCTGGAGTCTGTGGTATCCGTATAATTTTTCTTGTGCAAGAACATTGGTATCTAGTAATCCACTAGATTTTGCTACTTCAATTTGAACTCCAAGGTGCATAGCCTTAGATAGCCAAAACTCCACACAACCTCTACCAGCCTCTGCAAAATGTAGATTACCTTTATAACTAAAATCTATTCCAAATAGTTTAATCGTTGATACTTTGTTCCACAAAGCAAAAGCTATTGCATAAGCAACTGTGTTATTCAAGTAACAACAATTAAATTCTTTTAATATTTCATTAATTGGATATTCAATTAAGTTATTACATCTATCATCTAGTTCACAAGTATAAATAGGTTTATCATCATTTAATAAAACCTCTGTCATTGCATCTGTTTGACCGCCAGCATCATCTGTGTCTAGAAATCTACTAACCGGGTCCATCATAAAGGTTCTGTCATGAAATATTACAGATCCTACTGCATTGATAGTCCAGACCTCATCAAATTTTGCTCCGTGTGATTTAGCTAAATTATAGTCTAGCCAACTTTCTCCTAGTCCAACAATAGCTATACTCTTGCCTTCTAAGCTTTTAACTCTCTCCATATCTCTCTCCTTATGTTCTTTCGCTTCTTAATGAATCATATCTATATTCATCTCTTCTTCCTCTAGCTTCAGCCATATTTTTTAATCTTTGAATTTCTTGTCCAAATCTAGTTTCATAAACAACTTGCATTTCTGGATCACCTTTCATAAACGTAGAAGCTTCTATCAATGATCCGTAAAGCAATGCGTTACGAGCATTGTTTGACATCCATGTGCCTGTAGTTTGAGAAGTTAGACTTGTTGGTTTATATAAATAATGTAGCTCAACATTATAATTCTGATCTGGAACAGGAGACACGATTAAAGTGGATCCATTGTCGCTTGCAGTAGATAGATCTTTATCAAAGTCTGCATAATATAAAGGTCTGCCTCTTTCTGAACTATCAACTGCGTCATTAGAATACTCACGCATAAAGCTAGTATGTTTTTTATCTAAATAGTGATAATCGTTGTTACTATCTATTACAGCTAGAGAAAAGCTAAGTTTGTAATCTGTTGGAGCTGTAAGATAAGTATTACCTGTCGTTAAAGCACCTGTTACATTTTTTCTAAAATAATCAAATTCAATTAACTCTGCTATTCTTTCTTCAGTATTGATGATCATATCGTTTAATGTATTAACGAAAGTTGTTTCATCGTTTTCTGTGTAATTCTGTATTAATGTTTTTAATTCAGTTAACGTCATGTCGTGATTGTAACCTCCCCAACTGAGCCTGTCATTTCATCTACAACAAAATTTGACCCAACTATATTTGGATCCATAGAGTTGCCCTTAGTAATGTCAGTATAAACCACTACAACAAATCCTTCACCCACACCAACATCTTGGTTTGGTCTAGGTTTGTAAAGAGCTTCAGGATCTATTACGTGGGGCAGTGGTTCTAATTGAGGATGTTTTGGTTCAAAGCATGTAGGACAAGTTTTTAATCCATTCCATTCTTCTTTGAGTTGATTTAATTTATATTCAAAACCACATCTATCGCAGATAGCTTTTGCACGTTTACCAACTGCATATGTCATTTTTATGCAAAGGATTTATATCCAATTCTAAATGATGCTCTATCCTCGTCTTGACTTTGTGCTCTGTCAAACTCTTCTTCGTACATTTCTTTTAAAAGAACAACTCTTTCTGGTGCCCTTTTTATAGCTATGTAATATGCAAGTCCAGCTACAAAACAAGGATAAAATCTAAAAGGCATATCCATAGTGTTAGTTCCTTTATCAGCATCATCCATTCTAACGATTTTATTGAACACTAATACATCTGTACTATTCTCAGGAGAAGGCCATATTTTTAATACAGGAGTATTTAACTTGTCTAGAAAAAATTGAGATGGTCTAGATTTAGTTGATTTAGTTGGAATATTCAAATACTCACTTCTACTGATCCTGGACATTTGTAGATCTAAATCTGTCCCGTTAGTATTTCTTCTTATAGAACAATCTAATATATCTATAACATTAGCATTTAAGGTGTAATCAGTTTGACCTTCAGTAACAGTTTGAGTAGCTTGTTCTATAGTCCACTGATTAAGTCCTCTATTTGCCCATTCAGCCAACATAAGATTTATAGATCTTTTCGCTGTCTTAAGATCATATCCTGTTCTAAGTTCTAATCCACATCTTTCAAATGCTTCTTCTACAAACTCAGCTACATTAGGTTCAAAATCTGTGCTACCTGAAAGTGCCATTATTTTTTCTTCTTAGTTTTTTTTAAAGATCTCTCTATTTGTGCAGCTTGTTTAGCGTGCAACTTAGAGGCACCTTTTAACTCTTTTATAAGTTTTCTTTTTTGAGCTATTGATAAATCAGCCATTATTCGTCCTCCGCATATAGATTATCAAAAATTCTGTTTACATCCAAAGTATAGTCTAAATCAGACTTTGAATAATGTATATGTGCAGATGGTTTAAAATCAGGTGCTCCTGTCCCGGTTTCAAACCAAGCTGGATGTGTAACTCTTACCCTATTGTTTGGTAAAGCCACTATGTTACCTGTCCATTCTCCAGCATCTAAAAGCTCTAAAACATGACTTTGTTTATGTTGAGCTGGATCATCAGCTATTTCATTTTCTGCATAATCTACAGTAAATAAATATTTAGCTGGATAAAAATTACCATCAATCTTTGCCATCCACGGACAGGGCGTTGCCCTATCTAATACATAAATAGCGTGATGATGAGATGAACAATCCCAAGGTTGAGCATCATGTACTGCCATCGGTTCAGGCCATTCTTCAAAAGGAGTATCTCCAACTAAAGCAGTGATAGGCATTCTAGCCCACATTGCTCCACCATGTACGGTGTCTTCTTCTTCTCCTTCAGCTTCTACGCCTGTAAATATAACTTGAAAACTTAAACAACGACATGGCATTGTTGTAACAGCAATCGCCATAGCATGTAAAAATTCTCCGTGATATTTTTCGTGGTTGTGCGTGTACTCTCTCCTAACCCAACATTTAAAATGTGGGATATTACTTTGCAAATAAGCCACTTTATTTTCTTTTTCCTCCTCGTTTGTAACCTTTAGACATCATGCCACCTTTTTTATAGCCTTTTGATTTCATCATGCCACCTTTCTTGTAGCCTTTTGATTTCATCATTCCGCCTTTTTTATAGCCCTTGGACTTCATCATTCCGCCTTTTTTCATGCCTTTAGATTTCATGACTCCACCTTTTTTCATGCCTTTGGACTTCATAACTCCGCCCTTCTTCATGCCCTTAGATTTCATCATTCCACCTCTAGCCATGCCTTTGGACTTCATTTTTCCGCCACTGCTATAGCCTTTAGTTTTTTTATACATATTTACTCCTAAGAAAATTTAGTTTTTTTTCTTCTATCGGACATCACTCTACCACATCCTCTAGCAATTCTTCTTACTTCCCCACCTTTCTTTAATCTAACTTTAGCCTTCTTTGTATTAGCTACAACAGTTTTGCCTTTTCGCCCGGCTGCTTTCTTTTTACGAGCTGTTTTAGCTCTTTCTGATTTTGATAAACTTTGTGCTTTTGCTTTTGGTAAACAACGATCTGGATTTTTTTTATCTTTACTTGTACCACACGGTCCCTTGATAGAACCGTCTGTGCCTATCCTAACCCAATTTTGTTCTCTCCACTGCTTAAGCTGTCCCATTACCTAAGTCTTTCTCTCATTACAATGCCTTGGCCTTTTATGTTAACCAAGCCACCTCTTTTCATTTTCTTTCCTTTAGACTTTTTTGCATAGTTAGGATCTTTGCAATATTTAGAAGCTGCCATATTTGCATATGCAGAAGGATATGTATCAAAAGTTCTTTTAGCCCAAGCTTTTCCTTTTGGGCATATTTTTCCACCACTCTTTGCTTTCTTTGCCATTATTTTATTCTACCATGTTTTTTTCTTATAGCGTCTTTGCCTCTTCTGAATATTTCAGCTTGTTTTGGTTTGCCTCCATATTTAGATCTTTGTTCTCCCACAGTCAATATTTGTATTAATCTTGCAAAAGGTTTTTTTGTTTTTTTAACTTTTGCAACCGTATCTCTTGCATCTTGAACAGTTGCGTATTTAATCGATACGGTGTCTTTTGGATTTTCATCAGTATAAAGTCTTCTCCCACTACCTTTAGGTTTTTTACCAGTTCCTATTTTTGGATCTTTCTTTTTCAACTAACACTTCCATCTTCTGCGAGCTTGTCTAATTCTAGAATTAGGGTTATTTCTAGTTTTAGCAGAGCTTCTTTTTAATTGACCTAAAGATCTAGCACAATAAGATTTACGTCTTTTAGCTGCTTTGCTACCTTTTTTAACTTTTCCGGTTACAGCAGTTTTTAGTTTAGATCCTGGATTTGCTTTTCTATATGCAGCTACACCTTTTTTAGTCATACCTGCCCCACTTTTTGTGGGGCGGTAATTAGCATTCTTACCTTTGGTAGTCCTGCGTATAGGTTTAGCTCTCCTCCGGGTAGCCATTTATCAATAGTTTTTATTTAATACAAGAATTATTGAGTAGGCATCACCATTTGAATGTCCAACAGTTGTAAAATCGATGTCACCTGTGACACCAGATCCAGCATTATTAGGTATGCCTGTAAATCTGTCATCATAGTATTCATCTCCTGTGCTATCAGCAGGTAAAGGTATTGCTAAAACATTGGTAGAAGCGTCAAATTCTATATCGACACCCATACCTCTTGTTGCCCAATAAATTCTACCTATTGATACACTTGTGCAAGCTTGGCCTGCAGCATTAGCACTCAAAGCAGAAACATCTACTTTTTTTACGGAAGATTCACCTGTGCCATCTGACTCATTAGTGAACTTTAAAATAGCAACTCTTGCACCGTCCTGAATAGTTTGGGAAGTTACTGTATCAGCCATTATCTACTCCTATTAAGCGTCAGCAAATGGCGTTACTAAAGTTCCTGAACCTAGTGTAATACCTTCTACTGCATACTGAGCAGAAGCCATAGCAGTTACTTTAATAATACTACCAGCTAGTCCGCCTTTAGTAGATCCATTCAAAGTTATAACATCATTACTTGCACCTGAAATAAATGTTTTACCTGTGGCATTGTTAACACCAGTGTAAAGACCACCTACGAACTTATCTGTTCCATCAGTTTTAATATCCATATCTGTAGCGGCTGTAACAACTACAAAAAAGAAACTAGCACCTAAATTATTACTTTGATTAGGATCATCATCTCTATCTGGAGCTGTGGCTACAATGCTAGGTAAAGTAAACTTACCATCTGCATCATTAGTAGTTAATATTTTTCCTGCATGAGCATCTACTGTTAAAGTAGTGTCAGCAGTTAAACTAACTACGCTTGAATTACCTGATGTAATAAATCCGCCTATAGATCTAACCGGACCTGTAAATGTCGATTTTGCCATAATTTCCTCCTTTGGAAATAAGTTCTATAGTCTTGGCTTGTCTGCTAGG